CTTTGGCTGAAACAGCAACAGCCACCGACTCCCCACTTGTTGCACCATCTACATTTAATGCTCCTGTAGCTGAAACCGCTACTGCAACAGACGCCGTATCCCCGCCCGGTAGTATTTACAACGCCCCTGTATCCGAAACTGTAACAATTTCTGACTTGGTCTTGGGGCTATTCCTGTGGAATCTGATAGATGACAGCCAGTCTGTTACATGGCAAAATATAAACAGTAGCCCCGGAACAACTTGGTCGCCAATTGATACTGACCCTGACACAGGCTGGTCAGTTACACCAACCGTAAACTAAGGAAAAAACATGAGCAGTACATATTCCAGCAGCCTACGGGTCGAGCTTATTGGTTCAGGAGACCAAGCAGGTACATGGGGAACCACCACTGACAATAACTTTGCTTACATTTTTGACTCGGCAATCGCTGGGTATCAGGCGGTAACGGTCACCTCTACTGCTCAGGCTTTGACATATGTGAACGGGCCAACGTCTACAGCCAACTTGAATCAGTCTGTGTACGCTATTTTGAAATTCAACAGCGCATCTGCGGCAACGGCTATTTACGCCCCACCAGTATCAAAAACATACATTATCTGGAACAACAGCGGCTACACCATAACCATTTACAACTCTACGGTCATCGGTAACACAACTGCGGCGGGTACAGGCGTAGCAATTCTCAATGGTAATAAGGTTATGGTTTGGTCAGACGGGACAAACTTCTATGAAGTCCAAGCCCAAAACTTAACCGGCACACTTGCTATTGTCAACGGGGGTACTGGACAGACAACCCAACAAGCTGCTATCAATGCTTTGGTGGGAGCGCAGACAAACAACCGAGTACTTCGCTCAGACGGTACAAACTCCACACTGTCTCAAGTGGTTCTTACCACTGACGTTACAGGAACTTTACCTGTTGCCAATGGTGGTACAGGAGTTACAGCTTCTACGGGTTCAGGTAATGTTGTTTTGTCTACCAGCCCAACCTTGGTTACACCGACGCTGACCACACCAACACTTAACTTCCCAACGCTTAACAACTTTACGCTTGGAACTTACGGAAATATCAAAACACTGTTTGAGACAGCAACCATCACGGCCTCTGCTCCTTCCGCAACAACAAACTTTGACATAGCCACCCAAGCTGTTCAGTTCTACACCAGCAACGCTTCAACCAATTTTACTTTTAATGTTAGGGGTAGCGCCACCTCTACCGTGACGGCTGGTAGTTTTGTCGTTAATACTATTTACACAATTGCTTCAATTGGCACAACAGACTTCACCTTGATTGGCGCGGCTTCAAACACTATAGGTGTAATTTTCACTGCAACCGGCGTTGGCGCTGGGTCAGGTACAGCCACAACAGGCACACTAAACAGTATTTTGGCAGTCGGGCAGTCAGTCACTTGTTCATTGCTTGTGACAAATGGCGGTACGGCTTATTACCCATCGACAATACAGGTTGACGGTAGTACAGTTACACCTAAGTGGCAAACGGGTATTGCTCCAACAGCGGGTAACGCAAACAGTGTTGATGTATATACATTTGCTATTGTCAAGACGGCAAACTTAACATACACAGTCTTGGCCGCACAAGTGAAATTTGCTTAATCATGCCTATCCTATCTACTATCGGCGCAGCTAGTTCCCGTGCATATGGGTTAAGCGGAGTAAATTTGTTTGAATTTACAATTAGTTCCAACCAAACAAATGCGGATCTGCGCACATTGGCTTTAGCGGCTGGGTGGGAAGGCCAAGCGAGGCTAGTAATAACACTTGGGTCTGGTGTTTATATATCCTCTAACAGCACCGGCACTCCAGCACTAACCATCACAGGTTCTTTCCCCAACGGCGTTCAACTTATAAACAGTGGTTATATTGTAGGTATGGGGGGCGCTGGTGGAAATGGATCGACACAGACTGGCCCTGGTTTTGCTGGTAGTGCAGGAGGACTTGCTTTAAGCGTCTCGACTAGTGTGTCTATAAATAATATTGGCACTATTGGCGGTGGTGGTGGTGGTGGTGGCGGTGGCGGTGCAGTACAAGAAAATACTTACGGTTGGGGCGGTGGCGGTGGCGGAGGCGGTCAGACGGGGACTAGTAATTCTTCAGGCGGTGCTGCTGGCGATTCCTTTAGTCAAAGATCCAGATCGGCTGCCGCCGGATCAAGTGGCACAGCTTCCGCAGGCGGTGCAGGCGGTATTGGAGCTGCTGCACCAAACGCTGCCTTTCATGGCGGGGCCGGAGGAACCGGAGGTGCTTGGGGATCTGCTGGAGCAACTGGGGCAACGGGTAATAGGCCTAGCGGTGGCACCCCTATTTACCCCGGAGGCTCTGGCGGCGCGGCTGGCGGCGCTATTACGGGTAATTCCTATATTTCATGGATTGCATTTGGAACTCGTCTGGGTTCAATCTCTTGAACGGTGAAATGAAATTGACCCACTCAGCATCCTCTTTGCCGCCAATGCTTGCGTCACTGCCATCAAGGAAGGCTGCAAGCTGTATAAGCAAGCTAAGACTACCTTCATGGAAGTCAAAAGCACTGTTAACGAAGTCATTGGAATCGCAAAAGAGGTTAGGGGTTTCTGGTCAAAGCTGGGAGAAATGTTTGGTGCAGGTACTGCACCTGTCTCACAGGGAAAATCGCCCCAGCCTGTGGCGAAAAAGAAGGAAACCTACGTTGCCGTTGACGAAACCCAAGTTATGGCAGACATCGTTGTTCAGCTTTCCCAATTCTTTAAGCTGCAAGAACAGCTTGCCGACCACATAAGGGAAGAGGAAGAGAAAAGCAAAAACGTCTACAACCCAGACGCCAACTTAATGGAAGCCGCGCTGAAGCGCGTCATGGCGCAAGACCAAATGGCGTTGCTGGAGACTGAGATCAGAGAGGCGATGGTGTACGGTGCCCCCAAAGAGATGGGCGCGTTGTACAGCAAAGTGTTTGATATGCGAGATGTCATCAAGGTAGAGCAAGACAGAGCAAGGAAGAAACGGGATGATGAATCATGGCAACGCAAGGAGGAAGAACGTCTTTCAAACGAAAGGCAAGCATACCTACTAGTGACTATCCTATTCCTCCTATATATGTGGTTGCTCCTCGGCCTCTTGTACAGGATTGGGAGATAGTTGTGGGGTGGATTGCAGCTTGTGTTCTTGTAGTATTGTTGCTACCTCTTCTGGGAATGTTGTACATGGATGTATTGCAAACCAAAAAAGAAGCTCAGACGCAGATTGAAAAGATGGAAAAAGTGCGTAGACAAGTTGAACAACAGAAACGTAAGGAAGAAAAATGAGTGAAGAAAAAATTCAAGCAATGGAAACCAAAAGCGCTTTGGTTGAAAAAATTACATTTGCTTTGTTGCCTCTTTTGTTTTCGTGCGTGGTTTACCTTATGTCCGCGCTATCTAACTTGTCGCATGAAGTGACTATCCTGAACAGCAAAATCAGTTTGGTGGTGACCTCTGACAACAAGCAGGCCAGCAATACAGGCGCTGAATTGGCAAGAGAAAAGTTGCGCCAAGACTTGGAGAAAGAAATCCAACGTAACCGTGACCAGATTGCCGAGAACCGAATGCACATTGCCATTCTGGAAGAAAAAACTACAGTCAACAAACCCATCAAAACCTTGACAGGGAAGGATTAACATGATCCCAATAGTCGCATCCCTCCTCGGTAGCCTAGCCGAAAACGGCCTTGGGTTACTGTCTTCTGCCATCCAAGCCAAAGGCAAAGAGGTGGTTGAGAAAACGCTTGGCGTAAAGATTCCTGATAACCCGACACCTGAAGATGTCAGCAACCTGCGTCAGCTTCAGTACGAACACGAAGAGCGTTTACTTGAACTTGGCATTGAGAAGGCCAAGATGGAGTTGGAGGAGATGAAGGTGCTGGCGGCAGCGGCGCAAAACGAAGATGACAACGTAACAGACCGTTGGAAATCGGACATGAACAGCGATTCTTGGCTATCTAAGAACATCCGCCCCATGAGCTTAATTGCCATTTTCTTTGGTTACTTTCTGTTCGCCATGATGTCAGCCTACGGACTGAACGCCAATGAATCCTACGTCCAGTTGCTCGGGCAGTGGGGTATGCTAATAATGGGCGCTTACTTTGGCGGCAGAACCATTGAGAAACTAGCCGAAATGAAAGGCAGAAAATGAGCTTAAACACAGAACAGGCTGCATTCTTGCTGGACATGTGCAAGCTAATCCAATATGCTACAGACCAAGGGTTTGTGGTGACTGGCGGGGAACTTGCCCGTACACCCGAGCAGCAAGCAATTTACTTTAAGACGGGTCGATCCAAGACAATGAACTCCATCCATCTAAAACGGTGCGCCATAGACTTGAATTTTTTCAAGGATGGAAAGATCATTTGGGACAAAACAATCCTCGCGCCTTTGGGTGCGTATTGGGAGACCTTGCATCCTAAAAACCGTTGGGGCGGCAACTTTAAGTCCCTTGTTGATTGCCCTCATTTTGAGCGCAATGTAGGTTAACCATGCCCTTACAAAAACTCCTTTTCAAGCCCGGCATAAATAGAGAGAACACCTCTTATACCAATGAGGGCGGGTACTACGCTGCCAATAAAATTCGCTTCCGTTCTGGTCAACCAGAGAAAGTTGGCGGATGGGCAGCCGACACTGGTACAAACCTATCCGCGTTAAAGCCAACTACCGGCACTTTGTGGGGTGTTTGTCGGGCGCTGTGGAATTGGCTAAATCTGTCGGGCTACAACTTATTGGCCCTTGGCACAAATTTCAAATACTACATTCAAAGCGGCACAAACGGTTTCTATTACGACGTTACCCCGTTGCGCACAACAACTTCGGCGGGAGAGGTCACCTTTGCCGCTTCCACTGGTTCTTTCACTATTACAGTTACCGATGCCGGGCATGGTGCGCAAACTGGCGACTTTGTAACTTACAGCGGAGCGGTTTCTTTGGGTGGCAACATCACAGCCACGATACTGAACGCTGAGTTTCAGATTACCTATTTAAGTTCCAACCAGTACACCATAACATCTTCAGTCGCAGCAGCCGCAGGGGACTCAGGCAATGGTGGAAGCTCGGTTATTGGCGCTTATCAAATTACAACAGGTAATGCTGTTTATACCCAAAACGTAGGCTGGGGCGCTGGTACTTGGGGTGGCGTTATTCCCGGCACAGCAACAAACCAACTTAATGGGGCTATAAATAGTTCAGCTACTACGATTACTGTGGACAGCACGGCTGGGTTTTCCAATGCAGGGTCGATTTTGATCGACTCTGAGACAATTACGTATACAGGCCGAACAACATTCCCTTCCGCCGAAACATTTACAGGCTGTGTTCGCGGGGTTAACGGCACAGGCTCAGGCGCAGCCGCCTCCCACGCCGACAATGCATCCGTTGTGCAGTCCACTACATTTACTGGTTGGGGTGTCTCGGCTCCTGCTGGTCAAGGTATTGGAGAACAGCTTCGTTTGTGGAGTCAGTCAAACTTTGGTGAGGACTTGATTTTTAATGCCCGTGGCGGTGCGCTGTATTACTGGGCAAACGCTGCGTCGGCTAATACTTTTAACCGAGGCCAATACCTTGGCCCAAGCATCGGGATTGTCACCAAAGCTGGAACTATTACCACTGACGCATCCTGCCCAACGATAGCCAACTTTGTAATGGTGTCAGATGCCTCAAGGTTTGTCCTTGCATTTGGTGTTAATGACTACGGCAGCGCCATTCAAGACCCGTTGCTCATTCGCTGGTCTGACCAAGAAAGTTTTGCTACATGGATTCCGGCTGTTACAAACCAAGCGGGTAGCTACCGACTGAGTCATGGCTCACAAATTGTGACCGTCATGCAGACCCGCCAAGAGATTTTGGTGTTGACGGACTCCGCTATATATTCCATGCAATACCTTGGCCCACCCTATGTCTGGAGCTTCCAGATCATGGGCGACAACATATCTATTGCTGGGCCAAATGCGATAGCAACTGCTAACAACATCACATATTGGATGGGTACGGACAAGTTCTACACGTATTCAGGTCGAGTTCAAACGCTGCCATCCACTTTGCGCGAGTACGTCTACAACGATATAAACTTAACCCAATCTTTTCAGTTTATGGCTGGCACAAACGAGGGCTACAGTGAAGTGTGGTGGCAGTATTGTTCCGCCAATTCTGATGTGATTGACCGTTACGTTATATACAACCACTTGGAAAACACTTGGTATTACGGTGACTGGGTTAACTACACCGGCACGGCATTCCAAGGAAGAACCGCATGGTTGGACAGTGCATTACGCGCATACCCAATGGCAGTTACATATGGCGTGGCTGGCGGCAGTACAAACGCACTACTTGTGTACCATGAAAGCGGGGTGGACGATGGCACAGTTAACCCAGCAGTTCCTATCGTGGCGCAGGTCACAACATCAGACTTTGACATTGGGGATGGACATAACTTTGGGTTTGTCTGGAGATTGATCCCTGACTTGACTTTTGACGGCTCGAGCGTAAATGGGCCGACTGCCATGTTCACGGTGCTCCCCCGCGCTAACTCAGGTGCGCCATACGGCCCGTCAAACAATCCTGATGTTGTCAGTGCGCAGAACTACCAGAACCAAAAAACCTACGCCATCCAAGAATTTACCCAGCAGGTGTACGTGCGGATTCGCGGTCGTCAAATGGCGTTCAAGGTCAGTTCTGATGCGTTGGGCGTTCAGTGGCAAATGGGCATATCTCGTATAGATATTCGTCCTGATGGACGTAGGTGATGGCAACGACAATCATCAACCGTTACAGACCCGTTGTTCAGCCGCGCCTGCCTGCGGCTCCGAATGAGTATGACGCACAGTTTATTGAGCAGTATTCCAACATCCTGCGCTTGTACTTCAACCAGCTTGATAACTTAACTGGGGTGTTGTTGGGTGAGTCTGGGGGAAGGTTTGTTCAGTTTCCTTATGGCGCGTTCTCCAGCGACCAAGACCAGACCGCTACGGCGAACACTGCCACGCTGATGACGCTGAACACTACGGACTTTGCCAATGATGTGTCGATCAGTTCGTCTGAGATCACAGTGGCAAATGCTGGTATATACAACCTCCAGTTCAGCGCACAGTTTCAAAACACAGACACTGCCTTCCAAGATGTCTACATTTGGTTAAAGCAAAACGGGGTAGATATACCGGGTTCGACTGGCTTTGTATCTGTTCCAAACAGACACGCCGGAACAGATGGTCATTCAATTGTTGGCTGGAACTATTTCTTAAATATGGCGGCAAGCGACTATGTGGAAATCTACTGGTCTGTGCCTAATACCGCTGTAACCATCCAGCATCTTGCTGCTTCCGGTACGCCAACTAAGCCGTCTACCCAGTCCGTCGTAGCTACGATGTCATTTGTATCGGCGCTCTCAACATGATGCCACCAGTAAGAGAAAAGATTTACGAAGATGCGGACACCGAGGTCTTGTGCGATTACATGTGTAACCGGACAAAGGTTGCATTGCATTTGACATTTAAAGAAGGCGCATGGACACCATCAAAGTTCAAGCGGTACAAGCAAATCTTCAAAGGTATGCTAAAAGATTTTGAAGACAAAAAGTACACAGAAGTGTATGCTACACCCTTTGAAAATGATGTAAAAGCCCAGAAACTTATAACCATGTTTGGCTTCAAAGAATTCGCTCGTAACGGCGGGTTTGTTTTAATGAAAAGAGGAGTTTGATATGCCGCAAGCCGCACCTGTACTTGCCACCGAAGCAGCCGTTGCAACCACAATGACCGCCGCCGAGATTGCCGCAGCCCAAGCTGCTGCCGCCCATGCTGCACAAGTAGCCGCCGCACAAACACTTGCCGCTGAACAAGCCGCCGCACTTGCAGCCCAACAAGCTACCGCCGCTACCGCCACTAGCGGTCTTCAAACATTGGCACAAGAAGTTGTAGGCAAACCGCTCACAGGGATTGAAACGCTGAATGTAGGCACAGGCAGTCTTCAGGAGTTATTAAAGCAGCCCTTAACAACTGAAACTCTGCCGAGCTTATCTCCTGAAATAAGCAAGCTGGCATCTGACGCGAACGCATTAGCCAACCCCATGACACGAGCGGAGTTTTTAAATCAATCCTTTGCTGGCCCCGCAGTTAATACAAATTTTATTCCCCCATCCCCTACGCTCCCGGCTGCACCTCCTGCGGCTCCTTCCCTTGGAGGCCCCGGAACAGGGTATCAAGGAAACGCCGTGCAGATTGGGTCAGGAAGTAGCGCTACGCCCTACACGCCAGCAGAACTACAAATAATGCAAGGATCAGTACCATCTTCAGGGACACCACCCACCCCAGAACCAAACTTCTTGCAAAGCACTTTTAAAGAGTTCAAAGATATGTCGTTGCCAAACAAGCTTCTGACAGGCATGATGGGTGCGACTGGGTAC